GCCACCCTTTCGGCAGCAATGCGCAGTGCTGAATTAAGATGATAGACCCGCGTCGTCATTGGAGAGCCCGTCAAATTAATATCCTCATTAGGCTCCGTTGCATGATTTTGATAGTCAAAAAGAATTGAGCTCAGCCGGTGCTCTAAAGCATCGATCTGATCCATTAATCCCCCGAGCAGATTTTCATACGCCTGCAACTCCCCTGCAAGGTCCAAGGGCCGAGAAACCGTTGCCCCCGCAATTGCCCCGCTGCTGATAGGTTGAAACCGCTCCTGCTGCTGTGCCATGTAGGCAGCACGTTTCATCTGTTGTTCCACTTGCGACTTCTGAAGCAGATCACGATTTGCTTGTGCGTTTGCATAGGGATTTGTTTCATACGAAGCGTTTCCGTAAGGATCTAAAGCCATTAGCGCACCCGCCCTTCAAGGCGGTCTGCTACCAACTTGGCGTAGCCGGCAATATCTAACCAGTGATCCACCACATCAGGATTGCCGTTCACAATGCGGCCAATCTTATGGATGATCATGTCCATGGCCTCGGCCTGATCGTGCGCAAGGACCTTGTCACGGTTGTTCAAGGCAGCCTGTACAACACGTTTTAGCATCTGCATGACTTCAGCGCCTTCAATGAACTTGCCGTAGTCCACGGCCCGAGCGTCAAGGGTCACATCTACCTCATCAGGGAAATCAAACATCTCAATCTCCAGCGGTGCGCTGCCGGCAGCGCCCTGCTGTGCAGGGACAAGCGTGGCCAACCGCTCAGACCTTTTAGGGAACACAAAGCCCTCCTTCTTCATCTTGTTGCGCAGACCATAGATCGCCTGCTTGCTTAAACCAAAACGAATTGCTACCTCATTTGGGTAGGCAGCAGGATTACTCTCCATAAATGCCTGTGCGCGCTTGGATTTAGACGGCAGTTTAATTGTTTTACGTTTAGTTGCTTTCATATCAGACTCTCCTCATATTGCGATAAATCGCGTTGGTTGGGTTTTGGAAATAACTTTGGGTCAAGTCTTCTGAACGGCCACCACGCCATCAGTTGTTCTTGACTCAAAGGTTTTTGGGGCTGCTCTTGGGGTTGCAGCTTCTTGTGTTGTTTTAAAGACTTCATAATATTTCTTAGGCATCGGTGCCTTCTTATCTAACAAATTCCGGAGCCATTCCGCTCCGCCTAATTGGTTGAGAATCATCCAATGTCTATCAGACATCCTCACTTGTCTTCCTCTCAGTGGTTCTGGTGGTTTTGGTCTTGGCATGTTGTACAAGGTTCCTCGTTGTTACTCGTTTGGTCCAACAGCAAGCGCATATCCATCTTGCTGCACTCATTTGAATTCCACCTTCCGGTGGCCGCATCTCTTCACATTTATTACAAAGTTGATATTTATGCAAATGCTGTTTGCTCCCCAATTGCAAATGTTTGGTTGTAAAACTCACTTTTTCATGTTCCTTATGTAGACAGAAAAACTGCCTATCGTATCTGGCCCAAAAGCTTTCATCGTCTCAATCTCCCTAGCCACCTCTTCAAGGACCGCGTTACGCTGCGATACCGATACAAAAATATCGTAGTAGTACGGCTGCCCCTCGATATCCCGTAGGATCTGCTTGCCAAGGTTGCTGTGCTTTTCAACAGCGTTGAAAGCTTCGTCCTCTTCTCGTGTCCAATCGGTCATGATTTCTTCTCCTCTATGTTGTAAAACCAATCGTCGCCCGCGGACCACTTGCGCGTGCCGTCCACCGTCCACAACCTTTGCGCAGCTTGGAAGTCAGGAAACTTCGTCTCAGCAGGAATCAGACTCTGGTCATACCAGAGGCACCGGTTGTTGGGCTGACAGGCAAACTGACCGTTGTCCAAGGCCATAAAGTTAAAGCTCTTGTGCTCCTCGGCCTGCTCCGTAAAACCCGTGTCCAACTCCATCCCGTCAGCACAAAAGTCCACAGTGAACAAGTACCGGCCAAAATGCCATTCCTTGTCCTTGCCCAAAAACTTCACGCCAAGATTGCGCAAGCCAATCTTCTCCACAATCGTAAACTGATAGCCCATGCAATCCCATAACTGCAAAGTGTCAATGGGCAAATTACCATGGTCCGCGAGCCACACATATGCATGGATCGGCAGCTTGTCGTACAGCGCCCCGTAGTTAGGCAACAGGGATTCAATCCTGAATACCTGACCGCGCAACGCCTTGAGACTGACCCAAATGGCCGGCTCCAACTCACCATGGCCCTTGTGATCGTTGTACAGAAACTCACGCTTCACAAAACACTTCATGGGCGGCAGGGATGCCACGATGTAACTCATGTGTTCTTCTCCTTAAGCTTGGCTTCTATGGCTTTGTAAGTTTCAAAGTAATCACGCCCTCGACAGGCAAACGCCTCATCTTCCGTCAACCCAACCCACGGGCGAGGCGCTTCATGCAGTGCTTTTATCTTTATCATCTGCTCCTCGGTCAGGCTACAGACGTACATTCCATCTTCACGTATCCAACGCAAAAAGCCGTTAGGGAAATCAATTTCTTCGTAGGGTTTCATGTGTTCTTCTCCTTAAGTTTGGCTTGTATGCGCTGAAACGCCACAAGATAGTTTCCTCGTTCTGCAATCTGACAGGCTTCTACAAACTCCTCATCCGTCAGCCCAGTCCATGTGTGCGGTAGATACAGAGGCCACACTTGACCAAGCGGTGTAAACAAAGGGCTGTCTTTGTCTGTGCTGACCATGCCGTTAGTTGGGTCGTACCATGCTATTGGTTTCATGTGTTCTTCTCCTTGAGTTTGGCTTCAATGGCAAGGGCGACAACACTTGCATCAACAACAAATCCCGTGTTGACTGATTGCAAAGTTTCTTTGCGCTCCTCATCCGTCAGCCCTATCCAAGGGCGCTGTTTAAGACGTTCAATCTCTGCTCGTAACTCAGCATTGATTTTGTGTTCCTCAATACCTTTACGAATGAGGTCGCTTGTGACTTGTGTTTCGCGATGTTCCCAATCGCTGTACAACATATTGGTTCTAGCAAGAAACTCAATCTTTTCGTTGAGGCGTTTAATTTCAGCATCCTTGTCGTAATAACTAAGGGTGCAATCGTCGTAATTTTCACAACAAGTATCGACCATTCCATTAGGGCAAGTGGTTCTGTTCATGTGTTCTTCTCCTTTAGTTTGACTTCAATCGCTCGGGCAAAGTGGGTGTCAGTGTGTTGATGAGAAGCCGCACACTCAGCCGAAATCAACAGAATCTCATCATCTGTCAGCAACTTGAAGTTTTGTGGCTTTGCATAAAGCAACACTTCGTCAGCCTCCATTCCTTTTAAAAACTGAACGTGGTAAACCTCGCCTTTAGCTTGACCTGCTCTGTAAATGGCGACAGGTTTACCCATTGTTCTTCTCCTTGAGTTTGGCTTCAATGGCTTTAGCAAAGTCATACCAAAGTCCAAAATAATTGCTATCCAAATCCAACTTACCAATGCGTTTTATTTCCTCATCCGTCAGCCCAACCCATGTGCGCTGTGGTGGGGTGTAATAAATTCCTTGTGGTGGGGTAAGTTGCGGTTTGCCCATATCAGGATAAAACTGCTCCCACGCCACAGGCTCCTTTGCTGGCTCATAGTCCAGCCCTAACTCTCTGGCGTTCTCTGCCATCTTTTCGAGGGCTTCGTTGGCTAAGGCTTCTTTGATGGCGGTGATGGCTTCGTTAAGTTCTTTCTTGTAGTAGTCGCCATATTCAGCGTTCTCCAACGCCTCCAATGCAAGACGTAAGGCTTCGTCTTTAGTCATGCTTGTCCCCTTTTTCGGATGGCGGCTTCTAAGTCAACAGGGCCACCATAACTTGCAACAAGGTCAATGCACTCGTCAGCAAATCTTTCACGCTCGGCAGAAGCGACAAGGGCGGCAAAGCGTTCAAGTTCTTCTAACAAACTTTCTGTGGTGTTTACACGAAACCCCGCCTCTCGTGCCATGCGAATAATGTCTTCTTTAGTCATTCTTGTCCCCTTGCCCTGATAGCATCAAGATATGCGGCTGTGCCTTGACCCCAACCCTCTTGATACGCCTCACCCCATGAACTGTTGCCAATAGGGGCTTGCACATCTTCGTGGTCATGCAGGGCCTCACACGCCTCACGCTCGGTCTGCTTGCCTGCCTCGTATCCCTCTTGCCATGTCATGTATGACTGCGGTGGGTGGTTGGCAATCACAAGGGCGGCAAACTTCTCTGCGTATTTAAGACCAATGATGGGCATCCACTTAACATCAGTTGCAATATGCAACCCCGCCTCTTGCGCTATTCGGATAATGTCATTTCTTTTCATGCTTGCCCCTTGATTTGCTTCAGCGCCGCCTGCAAGCCTGCAAGGCCCCCGACCCGCTGACCGTTGATAAAAATCTGCGGCATCTGGCGCGCCTTCGCAACTTCCTTCATCAACAGCACCC